GGGAGGTGCTCTCGAAGAACCAAATCGACGCCCTCAAGCTACAAACGGACATCCAGTTCCGAAAACTCCTCAAAATCCTCCCAGATCTCAAGGCAATAGACTCTGCTGTAGGCGAATCTGCGGCTAAAGTAAACTTTATCATCAATTTAGATGGTATTAAACCTGAAAAAGAGACCAAAACACTATGAAAAAGCTACCACCTTGGCTAATGAACTCCTCCTCTAAGATGGGCATGAAAAAACACCCAGATAAAGAGTCTAAAGCAGAGGACATGGGCGATATGATGCCTGAAGCAAAAGAGAAACCGGTAAAATCTAAGCCTAAAGGATTTAAGAAAGGCGGAAAGGTCTGCTAGATGGCTACCCTTGGCATGAGGAAACCATTCAATAAGTCCACTGGAAGGGACTATAAAGATGAGTATGCCCGATACCAGGGCACATCTGAACAGAAAATAAACAGAGCTCAACGTAACGGGTCACGAGCGGCTCTGACCAAACAAGGCCGAGTTCACAAAGGTGACGGCAACGATGTGGATCATAAACGGTCTATACGGAACGGGGGGTCAAACTCGGACGGAAACCTTCGAGTTCTCTCAAAATCAAAAAACAGAGGGTTCTCCAGAACCTCAAAAAATAAGCCCATAGGAGCCGCCTAAATGGACCTCTTCACAGACTCAAACGTCGTGGGGGGGCTGTTCTTTCTAGTCCTCACCGCAACCAGTTCTCTCATCGGGGTGCTGGCCTGGTTGGGAAACAAGATGTATGACAAGCTCCAGGTTATTGAGGCACTATTCATAGAGAAAATAAGCAGCGTAGCGGACAGGTTTACCGAAGTAGAGGTCCGATTAGTTAGGGTGGAAGCCCAAGTAGAAAACATAAGAGAGCGTTGCTCAGATTCCCATCACCCTCACAGAGATCACAATGATTACATATCATAACAAGACTGAATACTACACCAACCTAGCAGACAGGCCCGGAGCCCCCACATACGGGGTAGGTAGTTGTTTCGTGGGGGCGGTTGAATACCTGTCGGATGGGGCTACATGGGCTGCGGCTGCTACAGTTGATACAGGTGCAGGTGCGTTACTCACCGGTTTTTCTGCCTCCGCAGGTGCAGTAGCAGCGACCGACTCCATATTGATCGGATTCAACAAAGTCGTAGCCAATGTAGCGTTACGTGCGTTAAATCTCATTACGGGTTATACCTCTGGTGCAGGGGTAATTGCTGCAACAGATACAGTCCTCCAAGCCATTCAAAAACTAGACGGGAACATCGCGTTACGTGCGTTAAATCTCCTTACGGGTTATACCTCTGGTGCAGGGGTAATTGCTGCAACAGATACAGTCCTCCAAGCCATTCAAAAAATAGACGGGAACATCGCGTTACGTGCGTTAAATCTCCTTACGGGTTATATCTCTGATGCAGGGGTAATTGCTGCAACAGATACAGTCCTCCAAGCCATTCAAAAACTAGACGGGAACATCGCGCTAAAACAAACCACGATGAATGTAGCTACAGCGGATTATTATGTAGCCGTAACTTCAGATGGATCAGCGATAACAAAATTAACTTTCGTCAACGGGCTACTAACTCAAGTGACCCCTCCATAGAAAGGCTAAAACGTCATGGCATTTGACCCTTTCACAGCAGGTTTCGACCTAGTAAAAACAGGGCTCGATAAATTCTTCCCCGATGCTAATGAGGAGCTGAAAGGCAAACTCGCACAAGCAGCAGCGGAAATAAATAACGAGTATCAAGTAACAATAGCGCAGCTCAAGATAAATGAAGTCGAAGCTGCCTCACCCTCGGTATTCGTAGCGGGCTGGAGGCCTGCAGTTGGGTGGGTTGGGGCAGCTACCCTCCTCTATTCTGGTATTGGTATCAGCCTAATGAGCTACGTAGGGGCGTTCTGGGGCATACCACCGTTGCCAGTAATTGACCCAACTGTAGTAACTAATATCCTCTACGGTATGCTTGGCCTCGGAGCCGCTAGAACCGTAGAGAAAGTAAAGGGCGTAGCCCGTAAATAAGAGTTTGCGGTTGCTAGGTTTGCAAGCCGAAAGAAGCCTCAGTCACTTCTGTAACCGCATTTCCGACTGCCCTTTGACTAAGGATGTACCATGAGTTTCAACATTAACTATGCCCCCACGGGGCCAGTTACAAAAGCGTTCCACGCCTCAACCGCATTTATCCGTGGGATCAAGGGCCCGATAGGGTGCCTATCGGGGGATGCGATAATTATTACTGCTGAAGGTCCAGCTCGTATCGATTCATTAAATCGCCCCACGCGAGTTCTAAGCTATGACGAGAAGCAGGGTCAATTCCGTTTTGTGTTAGCCAGTGGGTCGTTCCCAAAAGGCACGGATGCGTTATACCGAGTTCTAACGACGCACGGAGAATGGCGAGCAGCCGGACATCACCGCGTTTTTTGCGAAGATGGTACGTATCGACAGGTACAAGAGCTTCACCCAGGTCAGTCCGTTTACCTATGTTCGCCAGACCGGATACAGAAAAGTTTTTCGAATGACCAGTTATGGTCGCAGCAAGGTGTTCTCCGTTTGAAGCGAATAGCCGAAGATTTGAAGGATCATTGTGTATGGTTATCCCATCAATATGGTCAACAACTTCGAGCAAGGTTAGGGGGCGAGAAATCATTGATTCCATCACGGCCCGATGCTCAGATACGCGGGAAGGTTTTGTCTGCAACAGCACGTAACCATCAAGGTCAACCATACGCCCACCTACCCACGAGTGATTACGGTCCCCAAATGGGGCCCCGACTGGATGGCTCACGCCGTATTTCACCAAGACCTTACGCACATATCTGGCGGAACATCCTACGATGGGCGCGATCTGGGTTGAAGGTAGATGAGCTAAAGATAAGATTTGCTTCACATGAGACATACATAGACTCCAGGTCCAAAGGGGCTATAGTATCAATAAACAGGTGCCAAAACCAAGAAGAGTATTGGGACCTCCAAGTCCCCGGCACTAATAACTATGTAACAATTGACGGAGCAATTCATCATAACTCAGGAAAATCAGTAGCTTGCGCAATGGATCTTATGATCCACGCCCTTCAGCAGCCTAGAGGCAACGATGGATGGGCTAGGACACGAGCTGTTATCGTCCGTAACTCATATCCAGAATTAAAATCAACCACGATTAAAACGTGGCTAGAGTTCTTCCCCGAGGAAACCTTCGGTAAGATGAACTGGGGCAGCCCAATCACACAGCTGATGGACCTGGGGGACAAACGAACCCTTGAGGCCATCTTCCTCGCTATAGACCGGCCAATGGACACTAAGAAGTTGCTCTCGCTTGAAACCTCTTATGTCTGGCTAAACGAAGTAAGAGAATTACCAAAGGCTGTACTCGACGGGGCATCTGGTCGGGTAGGTCGTTATCCGTCTGCAAAAAACGGAGCTGGGGTATTCCACCCGTGTCTGATTATGGACACCAACCCTCCTGCAGATGATCACTGGTTCGCAGAACTAGACAAGGAGACCCCAGAAGACTGGGAGTTCTTCCACCAACCAGGGGGGTTATCCCTCGAAGCAGAGAACCTGAACTGGCTTAATCAGGATGCTGATACCATTCTACTACCGTTTAACCACCCTGATAGGCTGGCTAAAGGGCGGGTGTATTATGAGAGGTTGATAGGCGGTAAAGACGAAAACTGGTGTAAAGTATACGTACATGGAGAGTATGGCTCGACGTCAGCAGATCGCCCAGTCTTCCCAGAATACAGCGATAAGATACATCATTCAGATCAAATACTTGGCGCTTACCCTGCGCTGCCCCTATATTTAGGGTGGGATTTCGGATTAACCCCAGCGGTGGTAATCGCCCAGGTTTCTGCTAAGGGGCAGATGAGGATACTTGATGAAGTCATAGGCGAGAACATAGGCTTGTCCCAGTTCATTGATACAATGGTCAGGCCGCTCATAGCCATGAAGTACCCAAAATACAAACTCATATCGCTACACGATCCAGCAGGGGTTCAACGCTCCCAAGCGGATGAGGTAACCTGTAGGCAGATACTAAAGCACAAGGGCATGAACCCTAGCGCCGTAGGTACTAATGCGTTTGGCCCCCGCAGAGAAGCGGTAGCCTACTATTTAACCCGTCTGATTGACGGGGAGCCAGCATTCCTGTTATCATCTACGGTTAGGCAGCTACGTAAAGGTCTAAGTGGAGACTACAAATACATGCGGATCAACGTCCCTGGGGAAGAGCGGTATAAAGACCAGCCAATGAAGAACATGAGTTCGCATGTAAGTGACGCATTACAGTACCTGTGCATACACCACCACAATCCTGGTCGCCCAGAGAAAGCCCGAGCGATCCCCAGTCACAACAAATATAAATCAGGCATAGCAGGTTATTGATGAAACCTACAGAGAAACCAAATTTAACGGAGGAACTGGGGCAGAAGTTACATGCCCAATTCACTCAAGCCAAAGCTGATCGAGCTACAGTCGAACAGCGGTGGTTAAACGACCTACGACAGTTCAAAGGGGTGTACAGCCCTGAGGAAGCTGCAAGATTACCCGCCGGTAAGTCTAGGGTCCACACACGTATGACCCGCATCAAAGTAAAGACCGCTACGGCTCGGCTGATGGACTTAGTGTTCC